TGCTGGAATCAACCCAGAGTGCCTTTCGGCTCAGTCCAGAATTACAGTTTGTTTGCGAGGTCTGTGACTCGCCAGTCTGGGTGCGACTGAATCCCTAACGGCTCACGCCTTCGGATATCCCATTTCGATGCGAAAAGTAATCGGTATAGAAAACCTGTCAAATCTTTTTTTCATAAAAATAAAAAGGGAGGAGTGCATTAACATCACACTCCTCCCTTTCAGCTTTGTTGGATCAGGGCTACGCGCTCGCAAGATTGCGGCCAGATGGCGAGAACCTCGCCAGCTTTGCCGCCAGTCCCTCAGTCACATTCATCCGCCGTTGCTGAGATTCTGAAACGCGAGGAGTCGAGTCTACACGCGAAGCTCCTTTTAGCTTTCCGATGTAATCATCTTTCTCCTTCACCATTTCTTGAAGTGCCTTCACTTGAGCGTGAAGTTTCTTGTAAGCCCGACCTTGATTGATGAGTCGGTTCATTTCATCAACGGACGCTTCATCACTTGATTGCTGGGTGGCAATAAGAGCAATGGCATCATCCTTCGATGTGTCGTATTTGATTCCCTTTTCTTTCATGTAGGCCGCGATGTCATCAGAGATGCTGGATTCTTGCTCCACTTCCTGCGCCTGCTGCTTGTAGCTATCGTGCCATGTATTGATGAACTTGTTTCGGGCTTCGCTTTCCTTACGCTTTGCAGCGTTTTGGATTTCAGTCTTTGTCTGCTGATAATTGATGAGCGCATCAGCGTGGCGTTGCGTGGCATCAAGGTAGTCTTTGATATAATCAGCAAACCTTACTTGCTTGAATGTTCCCAAGCTGTTCGTGATTTCGTCGAAAGCCTCGTCGCGCTCACGCAGGGATGTCGCCCGGTCTTCTTCGTTGTTGTGGTTGTATACTGCCGCATTTGCCGCGATTGCCCTCTGAAATAATGATTGGAGAGTGCTATCGCTTCCAACAATTTCCCGCGCCGAGTTATAGCTTTGCTTGATTGGCTCAAAGTATTGCTTCTGGAAATCTGGATTGCTTGTCAGATCATGGAAGTCCAGCTTTCCGCGAAGGTCTTGGATTTCCTTGGAGAGGTTAGATTCTAGTTCCGCTTTCTCCTCGTTCGCTTTATTAAGCTGTGCTTGGTAGTGGTTAGCTTCTGATGTAGTCGAAGAATTCTGAACCAATGCTTCAAGCTCCGCAATTTTCTGAGTATACTTCGGAACCTCGTCCTTCTTGAACTTCTCCAACTCTTCTTTGAGTCGGCGGTTCTCCTCGATCTGCTTTTGAACAAACCCAGTTTTCTTGATGTTCAAATCTTTCTTAGGCTCGTTATCGTTAACGATAACTTCAGACTCATCTTCCATTGGCTCTTCTTCAGATTGGCGCATACCAATCATTGGGTCGCCGACATTGGTTCCGCTTGGCTTGCCGTCATCGGCTTGCTGCTTGCTGAACTTGGCAAGGAAGTCTTTAGTGTTCCCTTTGATAGGAACCTCTGGCTTGCTTGTTAGGTCTTTGATGATTTCTGCTGTGGTTTGTTCGCTCATAGGTCTTGTAGATCAGGGTCTGATATTGCGCTTTCCTCAACTTGGATGGTTGGTTTTTTGGTTTTCTTGAATTGGGTAGGTGTATCCTCTCCAATTGAGTTTATCCTGTTGAAGATGTCCCTTGCCGTATCAATGCCGCTCGATGGTTGGGCGGTCATTAGCAGGTAGGTTTGTAGAGCAGCCCAATCCTCATGGTTGGCTATGCTTGCACAGAGGCTTTTGATTTTATCGGTTTTCATTGTTTAGGTAATTTTGATTGAACCCAGTCAGCCCATTTTTTTTGCATTGGAGTTATTTGTCCAGCCGATTCGTCTCCAGTTAGTATCCTCGCAAGGATGCTGTGCTTGAGTGGCGTTTTATCTTTTATCTTCCCGTATTGTGTTCCAGCAAATGCCTTCTCTTGTTCTGGTGTCAGATTGAATTTCAGATCAACATTGTTCTCTTCAAGCCAATGCCGTATTGCTTCATTCTTAGCAACGGCCATCTTTTGCTCTTTGCCAAGTGAGCTAAATGGATTCAGAACGATTGATCGAGGAGTATCGGTTGGAGATTCGTTTTTCCCCGCGCCCCACATCATTCCAGTTGTATTCGGATTTTCCTTGAACCATTTAGATAGCTCTTCATCTGGTTCTACAATAGGATAACCAAGGATTTTATCTGTTAATTTCCTTGGTGTTTTTGGTATTTCTTCTTCTTGAGCAAAGAACGGAAGACCTTTCGCTTCTCTTTGTTTGGCAAATTCTACCGACTTTGTGATAATCCTTTTGTTTAGCTCTGGATTGCCTGATCTTATTTTATCATCTGGCGTAGATAGAAGGTATTTCAATTCTTCATCATCAAGAGTCGGAACCATCGTTGGAATCAGTTTCTCACCAGTTCCCCAATCAATGCCAATAGACATTTCTGTTGATACATCCTTTGGGTTATCTAGGCGCGACATTGCACCCAAAAATCCTAATCCTTTTGATGATCCGTCTGGCCTTTTGTTCATTCCATCCATATTATTGAATTGGTGGCGGTGGCTGCTCCTCTTCCTGCTCCATTGGCTTTACTTCAGTCTCTTCCATCTCAACTTCTTCGCCGGGAGTCTCGATCTCTTCTTCCTCGGTTTCTACCTCCTCAACTTCTTCCTCTTCTTCCATCTCTAAAGCTTCGGGAGCCTCTTTCATAGGCTGGGCTTTGCCCATTGTCTTTTGAATCTCGGCGCGAGCCTTGGCTTTCTGAAGCGCGAGTTGAGTAATACCCTGCTGTTTGCGTTGCTCTGTGCGTTGGGCGTGGCTGACAGACGCCTTGCCGATAGAGATGTCTGCGAGCTTCTGCTTGGTGTCGATGTCGATACCAGACTTGGCCGCGAGGTATTGGAGTTTGATGTCTTCCTCGGACATTCCTTTGCCTTGAGACTGCTGTTCGCTCTGGAGCATTTCTTGGTAGATAGCGTTGATCTCGTCGCCCATCTTGCCTGCTTGTCCCATGCCTTCCATGAATTGCTTGAGGAAGTCTTGCTTGGATTGGTCTTTGGAGATGAACTCCACATGAGCCATGATGTGACCACCCTTGAACTGGATGGAGCGGACTGCCTTGGCGAGTTCCGTAAGTTCCGCAGCACCTTGCTGGATCGCCTGCATATTCGTTTGAATCTGCAACATGAGGTCTTGGAAGTGACCAGTAGCGTGTTCGATGTGAGGATCAGTTGGCATCACAGGGAAGTTTGCTGGGTTGACGAACACATCTGTCATGCCTGCATTCTCGAAACCAATGATACGGGCAGTATCATCAATCTTGCTCATCTTCATATTGCGATACCTAGCTACATTGTCCCGCCCCGCCAAAGCTGCGATGGCGTCTTTAACGGCATTCTCTTGTCCTTCGTTGGCTGGAGTAATGCTAGTAAGCGATACAAGTTTCTCCGCTGTGATGAGCTTGAAGCTAGGGCTTCCTGCTCCGTTGATGAGGTTGCTTCGGATGCTTGTGATGTTCTTCCAAGCGGCAGCTTCTTTAGGAGTTCCAAGTTCCTCAAGAATTTCGTAGAATTTTTTGACATACTCGTATCCCTCGTCATTGCGAGTTGAGGATACAAATCGGCGATATAGCTCACGGAAGTATAGAGTTTCGCACTCGTTGAAACGCCTGATTTGAGTTCCAGAAAGTTTTGCCGATTCCGCCGCATCGAGTTCCGCTTCGCCTTTGGTGCGTTGCGCTCCTCCTGCTGTTGGTGCATTGATGCGATATTGGCCTAGTCCTCGATAGAGATCGCCCATGTAGAACTGCATGAATTGCATTCCCTCGGCGACTGGCATTTGGAACCTGTTCTGTGTGAACTTAGCTCCGTCTGGCATAACGCTGATCGGCAACCATTCCATCTGCTTGAGCATCTTGGTTGAGTCTGGCGAGCCGCCATCCAATAGAAGCATTGAGTTCAAGCGAACGGCATCCACCAGCCCGTTCATCGTGAAGTCATACTGGCGGCAAGCTACGAACGCCGCTTCCGCTTGGGACTTGATGTCGTGGAATAATCCGCTACCCACCGAGTCGGTGAGCATATAGATGATTTCGTCCCACTTGTCGAAAAGCCCGACATTAAGTTGGAGGAAACCATGTTGGTCACGGACAATTGCTTCGCTGACTTTTTCGCTCCCTTTGACATACTGGTTGATGTATTGGCTGATCGGATTGTAGTCTTGGAGGATGACTGCTTTGGAGATTTTGCCGTCGAACTCCCTCCAGTAGATTTCGTAGAGGTCGATTTTTTGGTTGACCGAGAGTGACCAGTTGAATCCGCTTTCCGAGATTGTGCGGAAGAAGTCTTCCCTTGTTTTGTTGTGTTCTGAAAAAGCCTTGTGGAATCTAATGGCGTCCACAACTGCATCGACATTCCACCCAAGGTCTTCGGCGGCAGATCGGTTTTCGATGATTTTGTAGAGTTGATACGGGGTGAGTCGAACTCTCCGCACAAATTCTTCCAGATTTGAGAAATCAACTTTGATGTCATCAGGGAACAAGAGGTCAGAAAGCGGTATGTATTCTGGCATCCAACCAAGAGGAGAGTGCCACATCCCGATGCCTTTTCCGTAGAGCAGCATTGATTCAAGTTCTTGCTCTTTGTTGTAGAGATACCCCGGCCATTCGCGGATCGCTTTGTCGAACGCGAGCGTGATGTTTTCCGTGTGGACGAGTCTTTCTTTTTCATTGCCATATTTAGTTTCGATTGTTGCACAAGCCTGACGCTCTGTAATTACATCGTAGTAACTGGACTTCTGGTTGTTGACGATGAACTCCATCTGCCCCCAGTTCACATCGGCCTGCCAAGGTAACTTCTTCTCTGCTATCTTACTATAGCCAGTAGGCGGGAATCGCTTATAGCTTTTGTATACCCGAATGCGTTTATTCTCGCGGCCAGAATTTGACAGAGAGAGATTATTTGCGACATTCCAAGCGTGGTTCGATGAGGAAATCCTAGTATCTGGGACTTCACCATCTGGGCCGAGAGTTAAAAGTGAGAAATTGTCTTGTCCGACTGAGATAGGCATAATGAGTTATCGTTAACGATAGAGTTATTTGTTGAACAGATTGTTTAACGCTTGTCGGCGTTGTCTGCAACTAGAGCATCCTTTGGCTTTTTGTTCAAGTCTTGTTCCTGCTATCCTATCAACTACTCTTGCCACTCCATGAATAGCTTGTGCAACACGATCTCCCGCTCCAACCCAACACCTGTCCGCTGGTTGGCGTTCGCAGATTTGAGATTCGATAATATCCGCTAAATCGTTTGGCGCAGTAACGCCATTTGATCTCATATCTTTGATTACATTCTCGATTAGGCGCGACAATGATTCTCCGAAGACAGTCGCTGGGAATTCAAGATCGTTACGAGTGATTACATACTTGTAATACCACCCGCCTACAGGGGCGCGTCTAGGTTCTTTAAGTTTCATCTTGCCTTGCGCGTGAAGATGAGGTTTCATCCTTCCCATGTCAAGAAAAATTGTTTCTCAAAATGGCATTCGGAAATATGGGATGGTCTTCCCAGAAAACATGAATCCGCTTGAGATAGAGCTTTACTGCTACGCTTTAACCCGTGGTGACTACGGGAAGACGATGCGAGTTAAGAAGAACATGGAGCTTTCTGACTACAAACTTTTGTCACCATACGAACACTTTATCATAGCTGTCCAGTATATGTGGCCGACTGATGTTGTGATTAAGAATCGTGGTTATACCAATACTCAACTTCTTAGGACTCTTGAGGAGTTGTGCAACAATGACGATGTGTGTCTCGCAGGCGCGGCCTCGATGGGTAAGTCATTTCCTGTTGGTCTGTGGATTTATCTTGATTGGTGTGCTGCCCCGCATTGCACATCTTCTTGGGTAGCCACTACAACCCTTGGAGCTTCGGAAGATCGTATCTGGGGTATCATCTCTAAACTCTGGAAGTGTGCGTCCAATAAGATTGGGAACCTCGTTGACTATCGCCACATGATTGTTTGGGGTGGCGCGTCTGGAGATGATGAGAAAGACTACCGAAATGCTATCAAGGCTATTGCATTCCCTCCCGGCTCTGAGGGCCAGAAGGCTATTGATACAACCCGTGGCCGTAAGAACGATAGGATTCGCGTAGCCTTGGACGAGTTGCCAGAAATGGAAATGGGCGCGATTAACATCAGGCAGAACCTTTCCTCTAACGATGACAAGGTTTTCATTGGTATCGGAAACCCATCCGCTGGAGACAATCCCCACACCCGATGGGCTATGCCTAAAGGTCATACCAACTTCGATTCGGTGAATGCAGATATTGAGAAGTGGGAGACTGAGACAGGCGTTTGCTTGTTCTACAATGGCATGAAGTCGCCGAACTTCCAAGCTCCTGCTGGTGAACCTTCTCCATTCCCATTCCTAATGGATCGCAAAAAACAGGCGGACATTTTGAAGATGTCCTATGGTGACGAGAACTCTGTGGACTATGTTCGTAACGCTATTGGATGGTGGCCCAAGTCTGGATTTGCCCAAACAATCCTAACCGCCGATGTCATTCGGAATGCCGATACCTACTCAGAACCTATCTGGGATCACAATGACCTTATCAAAATTGCTGGCTTCGATACTGCTTTCACGGCTGGTGGTGACCGATGCGTTCTTACAATCTGTAAACTAGGCTATGTCCGTGGAACTTCTCAGAAGGTTATGTATCTTGAAAACCAAGAAGTGATCCAAATCGCCGCTGGTCAAGCTACCGAGTTCGATGTCCAAGTCGCCGCGAAGGTAGTTGAGCTATGCCGCAAACATGAAGTTATGCCTAGCAAGTTTGGTATGGATGTCAGCGGTGATGGTGGACGAATTGGGCAGGCTATTATGCGCGAGTGGCTACGGCATGATAAGGATGGTTCCTCTATCGCTCTCATCTCATCTATGGGTCGCCCAACTGATCGTATCGCTGCCGATGTTGATAAGCGGCCCTGCACCGAGGTCTATGATCGTTTGATTTCAGAATATTGGTATCAGAGCTTTCACGGGTTTAAGGCCCGTGTGATCTATGGAGTCGAAGCATCTGGTGAACTAGGCCGAGAACTCTGCCTGCGTAGGTATCGCACCAAGAACAAGAAAATTTCTGTAGAGACTAAAGATGACTATAAGGGAAGAACTGGGTTCTCGCCTGACTTGGCTGACTCGTTTCTCTACGCACTAGAGATGTCTCGCCGCAATGGATTAACTTTTATCGGTAACGATAAACCTGTTCCGACTGATCGTTTCTGGGCTAGGCGCGAGGAACAAGTTAAACCGATGTCAGACGATGACTACTATATGTCAGACGACGATGGAGAGGGCTAGTTTTGATATGTCGCCATAATTGATCCACCAGAAAATGTTCTTAATCCGCTTTGCGGGAATATCTTGATTGCTGAAACTTCATTTCCCGCTCCAAGATCAACTCTTCCGTATGTTAAATATGAAGATTGAGGAACATATGTTGAATTGTATACTCCATATGTTCCAGCGGAACTCCATTTGTTAATAGAAGAATCAAATAAAGTAAATGTTATTGAACCGTTAGCTCTATATGAACTTACCGTTGAATGATACATCGAAAATCCCTGTCCATTTACATAACCCTCGCTAGCTCCAGTTGAACCTAGAATTGTGTATCCAGACACATACCCAGTTGTTAGATATGTTGGTGTAACTCCATATCCAAATTGAATAACAATATCATTGTCTGTTCCAGTTCCCGCTACAACTATATCTTCAAAATTAAATGTAATTCTTTTTACTCCTGATGGGACTGAAGTAATGACTCCTTGCGTTGGAGATAACGATATAATAGGTGAATTTGTTATTACATTTCCAGATGCACTTATTACCTGC